CATATCCACTCGCTTTCAGTAAATAGACCAGATCAGCCAACCGAATCACGCCAACCCAATCATCCATGGATGCCTCGCCTTGCCCATTGAGCCTCATAATGGCCACTCCCATTCCGGTTTCTTTGGCTCTGGCTCTAAGTTGTGCCATAGCAGCTGCAGGATCAAATCCTCGTCTCGCCTTGACCTCAATATCCAGACCCTCAATGCCCAGTATGTCGCTGCCACTAGCAGCCATGGACGTAACGTGTGCCCCCTCAAAGCCATGGCGAAGTAAATATTGCGCCACAAGTTTCTCAGTTTCACGTCCTCGCTCCCTTCTACTCATGTCCAAGCCTTTTCGTAATGCTCTTGGCATGCCCAGTTGTAATCCAATGGGTCTTCCTCATGCATCTGAACTCGATAGCCTGCATAACTGACCAGATCAATGCCACACCAGTCGCACTTGACTGGGTGCTTGTTTGGCTCGCCTGTGCGATCTATTTCAGCCATTGGCTTTGCCCTCAAATACCCAAGTGCCATTGACCCAGTTGCCCCACTTGGCTGGACATTGCTCAGACTTTGACTTAGCACCACAGACATAGCCCATGTAGGGCTTGCCGGTCTTGCCTGTGCCTTCCTTGCGTAGCATGGGCCCATGGGCGCATGTAAAGCCCTGAACGGTTGCCCCGAGTGACTTCTGCAAGTCAGCGATAAAGGTGTCGTTCTCGTCAAACGCCTTGCGTTGAACGTCATCCCAAACGACAGTTACCGGCTCATTGGCCACCGGCTTCTCATCCGGCTTCCATGGGTGCTTGACTACCGGCGAATCGCCTCGCACCACCTTAGCCATTTCCTCACGCGATGCTCGTTTTCCCTTCGCAGCGTAGCCAGCGTTGGCAAGGGCGCGGCCGATAGCAGACGTTTCTGCGTTCTCAAGAGCCGAAGTAGAATTGACCCCTCGATCAGTAATAGTCTCTTCAGCCAGACCGGTTGCAAACGGATGCGTGTCTGTGTCCACTCGATACAGTCGAGCAGCCACAATAAAGCGATTACCTTCGTGTGCCAGTAACTCCGTCTCAATCCGCCCCGGCGGATAATCATTCCAATACTTTGCCAGACGATCCTCAACTGGCTCATAATTGTCCAAGTTCCATGCCATCTAATTGCTCCTTTCCGAGCGCGTAGTCCAACTGTTGTCGGAATGTCCACACAGACCCATCGTGCCAGAGCTGCGCATCATTGGCGCATGGCTGGCAGTAGTGGCGTGTCCTTCCCTTGTGCTTCTGTGTCTCAGAGACCACCTGCCACACGGCAGGGGTCTGTTGTCGTGGGTGACCCTTAGGGTATGCGAGTCGGCAGACATCGCACCAGATTGACTTCGTTTGCAGCTTCCTAATAGGCATCGAACTCGGTGGGGTCAGTAGTTGCGAGTTGCGCTGCGAGGCTTGCGTAAGCCACCAGATCGACATATCCGTCTCGACCTCTGTGACCGGGTGTCTCTGCCAGCCGTGAGACCTTGACCAAAGCCATACATATAGCGACTTGATCTGGCGTGATTGGGATCTCCAGATACGCACTCCACAAGTCAGCGATACGCCGGTGATTGATGTATGGGTCACCATAGATTGCTCCACGATCACCCCGGATACGGCCTGCTTCATCGAGTACTTCTTGCGCTGTAATCGTTTTGGGCGAGTCGCTTTCCATCCTTGAATCCTTTCCAGTACCAGTTCTCAGTTAGGGCTGTGTAGAGCAATCCCAACACTGGGATGGCTATGAGTGCAATGATGTAATAGATGGCTAATGGGTCAAACCCGATAGCAGTCATTGTTTCCTTTCCTGTCCGAGTCTCGGACTAGGCAAAGGCTACGCCTTACCGGTGCTGGCTACCGGGGTGTGTTGATAACGATTTCATAACGAAATCTGAGGCGGCATCCCAATCGTCAATATGGTCATCGATGGATCGGGTAATCGGCACGATGGTCTCGATCATCGGTATCGCTTGCCCTCAAAGACGAAGCTGCCGTCGAGGTTCATCGGCACTAGGACTGGGTAGAAGCGAGACCCCTCAAGGTAGCCGACCACGAAGCCGGGCTGCCAGTTGGCGTAGCCACGCGTGTAGCCCATGCCGGGGCTGTTGAGATCGACAAGGTTGCCGACTTCACATCCCCACAGAATACGGCCATAATTGCCTTTATAGGCCTCAGAATGGCTTGAGAGTCCTAATCTATGGGTATGGCCCTGAACGACGCTCTTACCGGCCCTCAGAGCCGAATTCAAGGCACTCTGGCCGGGCTTGTTGGACAAGGGTGCAGTATCGCCATGAATGGCTATCCAGCCCGGGGCAAAGCCGACCCCTTGTGGGTGATAGGCAATGCCCATCTTGTCGTATCCCATAAACCGGTGGTAGGCCATCTCAGGCAGTTTGGTAAAGGCTGGAAGCCGGTTCATCAGGCTTTTATAGACCCTAGCCCCATGATTGCTACCGACCACATCGGTCACGCCAAGTTGCTCCAATATTTCTTGAGTCCATGCACGGTCTTCATCGATGTTGCCCATGGCCTCTTCCAGCACGTTTGCGCCATTGCGCAGCTGCGGAAGGTCGATCTCGTCACCGATTTGAATGGTGCGATGTGGCTTCCACTTAGCAAGAAAGCGAGCCATGGAGTTCACCATTGGCTCGCTGTGAAAGGGTACTTGCAGATCTGGTACGAAAGCAATCCGTTTGATGCTAATCGTCTTCTTCTTCCTCGTCATCATCAAACTCGTCAGGCCGAGGGGCTACCCATTCAGGCAATCGCTGATCCACTAGCCAGCCCTGAATGGTCGCATCGTCAAAGCCTGCTCGCCTCATGGACTCGGCTACCTCATAGAGGCTAATAGCCCATGCATCGAGTTTGGTGATTTCCTTGGTGCGCCTAGCGGCTCGCTCTTTTGCTCTTAGGCTTGCGAGTTTTTGCGCCTTGGTCTTTCGCTTTGCCACGGTGCGCACCTCCTTGGGTCATAAGTGTCGCATAGATCTCTGACTGTCTAGCGGTCAACACGCCTATTTCAATCTCTAGTTTGTCCATCCGAGCAAACATCTGGTTGCCGAGTTCCAGCACAAACTGGTGAACCGTCCATCTCAACGCGGCTACAAACGCACCAGCGATCGCGATCAGACCAGCAATCAGTCCGACCCATTCCTCCGGACTCACTTCTTATAGGGCTTGGCGTATCCAAAGAGACCGGAGACAACAGCCCACAAGATCGCCCGGTAATCTAACTCGAAGTTGGTCGCTGCCCATGCTGAGAGGAATGCTCCCACGGCCAGCACAATCGGGTGTTTGAGTGAATCAGGCATCGCTTCCTCCTAGTAGTGGCACGTTGAACCTACGGCCGTCTTGGTCACCCTTCTTGGTGAAACTTATGTGTATGTGATGGTCATGAGGATTTCCAGAAAACCTTCGCCATCGTAGGCCACTCCGTCTAGATGCAATCTGCCCCTTGTGGATGATGTAGGAGATACGCCGGTCACGTTTTGCAGCAAGTCGAAGTTGATCTGCCAGATACCACGACTCGTCACGAAATCCCAAGTCAGCATCAACATCGATGGCACGAACCCAGCCCTGAGCATCCGGGTTGTGGTCAGACTTACGATTGCTGTGTCTTGCATCGCCGATCCACCCATCGGACTTTCTATCGCGTGAGGGATATGCATCGTCAACCATTTCCCTGAGGGTGCGGCCTGCCTTGCATAGCCTAGGAGAGAAGGAGTTTGGCATCGTCCTCGGTGATCCCTAACTTGGCAAGCAGTTCAGCCTTTTTGGCTGCCTTCTCTGCTTCCTCAGCCAAACGTGCTGCCTCGGCTGCCTCAAACGCAATCCGGTCAGCCTCACGTTGCTCCAATTCTTTCTCGGTCAGTTCGACTTCTTCGACCACTCTGGTCGAGCAATCAACGATGATCTTCGTGGTCATGGTGTCTCCTTATGATTTCTTGATGCCGTAAAGGGTAGCGGTTGAGTATTCGACAATGTCGTTGTTTGTGCCTGAATAAAAAACTTTGATTGATGTAATAGGATTGGTGTCTGCAATCATAATTGCGGTCATTTGCATCCAAGCCGCCGTTGCGTTGTTTTCTGCAACTCCATCATGGCTCATACTTTTATTATTTGAAGAACGGTAGTTTGGAATGTATATCATTTGATTGTCAAACGTACTTGCCGTCCAACTGCTTCTATTACTAATAATAGAATCGTATATATTGGAATTGGCACGGCTGGCTGAACTTGCAGCAGAACCAGAACCGGCTAAGTACCTAAAATTGTTGATAGAGCCAGTATTTCCATTGACTGTAAAATTCAAAGAGTTATCAGCAACGGTGAGTCGAGTCGATAAATATAAAGAAAGATCATCATAAGTCGCTGGAATGCTAGTGAACTCAATACTAGAAGCCCCACCAGCCCCAACGGTCACGCTGGCGATTTTGACGTATGTATTAGCCATCTAAGCCGCCTTGATTCCGTAGAGGGTGAAGATAGAGCCGGTTGAAAACGTTTTTGTGCCATCGACATTAGCATAAAAAGTGATGACGTTGATGGCAGAAGTGCCACGCCATAGACCAACGCTCGCATCCGTGCCATAGGCTGCGGAGTTACCACGATAGAGAACCGTTTTATTTGTTGTCGTGTTGGCGTAGTTCATAAATTGAAATATGTGAACATCATTACCGAGAGTAGTGGAAATCAAAGAGTTATAGTTCAATCGCATTCGGTTACGATTTGAATCGCGCGCGGAGGTCGCAGACGTTCCGTCACCGGTCAGCCACGTTTGACTATAATTCGACCCTGTATCTACCGAGCCGTTCCCCATCCGTATATCTATTTCCGATAGTGCAGAAGCCGCAGCAGATACGACGGCGATGAGATCCGTGTAAGATCCGGAAATGCTAGAGAAGGAAACGGTATTTGTGGCAGTTCCAACGGTCGTGGTCGCAATCGGCTCATAGGTCTTTGGCATGTTATCCCTTGATTCCGTAGAGGGCAAAATGGGAGTATTGGGCGAAGTTCGTTCCAGAACTAGCCAATTTGATTGAAGTGATTGCGTTGGTGTTGGTGGAATATAAATATGATCCCAACGCTATAACTCCTGAACCGTTGTTATCTCGACCATGTAAAACTCTGATGGTCTTATTTTTGTTTGTGTCTTTGTAATCAAGGAAGTCAATAATCAACGCGCCAAAGTTGCTTGTTCCGGTGCTTGGTGCGGAAATGATGCCAGCACCATCGGTTGCCGTTCCCGATGTTGGAGTTGCACCGTCACCAAAAAGGTAATGCCTTCGACCGATTGAGTTAGCGTTGATTGAAAGCGTGCTCCCTTCGGTTGTTGTCGTGTTCTTTGATATGCCTCGCAACTGTAAATGTTGGTAAGTCGAAGGAATGCTAGTAAACTCAATATCGGCAGCACCACCAGATCCGACGGTGACGGTCGCGATGGACTCGAAATCGCCAGGTACTGCCAAGCCCCCAGTAATACCAGCGACAATATTGCCAATCATTAGGCAACTGCTCCTACTACGCGCCAAGTGTTTGCTGCGGTCTTGATGCAGACTGCGGCCTTGTGCTGACCGACCACCGGTGATGCGCTGACTGCGCCAGCCGATGTAACGGTTGTAGTGCCGGGAGTGGTGGCCGAGATGGTGGTATCGGCTGTGCCGGTGTTGAGGATGGTGATGGCCGTACCAATGCCAAAGTTGGTCGTGGCATCGGTTGGGATGCTCACAGTCTTGGCTGAGGCGTTGGATGTGATGACGAGCACTTGGTACTGGTCTGTCGATGCCAGCGTGTAAGTCGTGCCAGACTGGGTGTTGATGGTGTACTGCACCAACTCATTGAACATGGGTGCGCTGAGTACGTCACCGGTTGATGCTGGAAAGCCTGTGGCCATCTGTGTCTCCTAGAGTTTGCTAACGCCGATTATACCGTATGAACTATTTCCGATTATGAAACCTGCCAGAATGG